AGGCATGCCTTCAAATATTTCATGACCATTTATGGTCATGAAATATTCATAGTAACCCCGAGAAAATCTTACAGATTTTCTGGGGTTATGAAGGTTAACGGTTAACCCATTCTTGGGAATCCTACAAGGTTAGCACCTATGCCGAACCCTGCACCGCCTCTCGCACTTTGTCCCATGGAAGGAACGAATACGTCGAGCACGCTAAACGTGGCCGCCGCAGTTAAGCCGATGATAACAATTTCCTCGACATTGAGAGATTTCTTGGGGATAGCATAGGCAGCAATGGCGACCATGATGCCCTCTATAATGTACTTAATAGCACGCTTGATAAGTTCAGTGAAATCAAATCCGCTCATTGTGAGATATATATATATAATAGTAATATAAAATAATCTTATGACCATTTTTTTTCTCAAATCTAGAAAATTATGTCTAAATAATAACCAAAATATTAATTTATATAAAAAATACTTAAATAGAATCATGCATTATTAATTATATAACAATATGTCTGAATTTGAGAGAAAAAAAATGCCTAATGGAAAGAAAAACCCTAAATACATTGATTTATGCGATGAAGACCCGCCCATTGCCGGACAAAAATTCACATGCCTATCATTCGTTTCTCCGGAAAAGATACTAAAGAAACGCGAGACTTATCTATTTGACCAATTCGTGAAACAATGGGATATGGCTAAATCCATGGAAAAATATTTTGATTTTTTGCACTTTGTATCTTACAAATATAACTTAAATGTTGAAAAAGTAATTGGAGATTTCAATGATTTTGTGAAGGAGGAGGAAGTCAAGATAAAATCGACATCGGTAGAGGACGATTTCAAGAATTTTATGGATAAAAATGAGGAACGCTTAAATCTGCAATTCCAACGTGAACATTCTTTCCAAACGTCGGTGCGTGGTCTCAAAGTCCGCGGTGTATATTCTTCTCAGGAAGAGGCGGAAATGCGATGTAAGAAAATTCGCGAATCTGACCCAAATCACGACATTTTCGTGGGTCCGGTCGGTATTTGGGTGCCGTTTGACCCGGATGCATACAAGACGGGTCGTGTCGAGTTTATGGAGGAGGAGTTGAACCAGTTGCATAGTGAGAAAATCAAGAATGAGGCTAAAGCGAAACAAGAGTTTGATACTCGTATCAAGGATACTAAAAAGAAGGCTATTGAAGAGAATATCAAGTTGGCGGCGAAGAGTGGGAATGTGTTAACGCAGACGCTGGATGAGCAGGGCAATTTGATTGGTGTGCGTGATACGGTGAATTTTGAAGACCGTGAAGTATCCGACTCGGCAGATATGCGTAATGAGTTGTTTGCGGAGAGTGTGCGAAGTGGGGCATCTATAGAGAAAGTGAAGGATGAATAAATAGCCCGTTCATTTTACTAAATATTTTTTCGGGAATATATTCGGTGATTTTCTTATCGGTTTTTTTGAGCATAGGACTCGCTTTTACGCATAGCTGTCGTTTATCAAATGTATTATCATTATGACTTGATATAATAATACATTTCGCGGGACTCAGTTGGACCATCGGTTCGCTAAATCCATTGGTGAAACTAGCTTCTTCGGCGTGACTGAGTCCGCTCTGATGTGCATGGGTTTTTAAATATTCGCGTTTATACGCCATACAATTATTCGTGGAATGATTTGGACCGAATGGTTTGAATTTATACAAGAATTGGGTATTATAATCATACATGTATGCGTCTGAACATCCCGCGATTAATTTGGGCGAACCTTCCAACATTTTGACTGCATGCATGACCCGACTCGGTGGATAGTAATCGTCGTCGTCCATACATACAATAATATCGCCCTTACACTTAGTATTACCCGAATTGCGTAAATCGCTCAACGCATTACCCGAATATTCTACGTAGACGATTTTGATGGAGGTATGTGCAGACATCTCCATCATTTGTTTTTTGTTTTGGTCGGCATCTGCTTGAGATTTGCTGCCTTCCACAATGACCCATTCAATAATATTATGATATGTTTGTGATAATATTATTTCTAGTAAATTGGCGAGGCATTTGGCCCTGCTTAATTGCGTTATTGTTACGATAGATACGGTGGACATTTGTATAATATATTGGCGTGTGTTTATACTGGTTTATTTATTTGTTTTGCAGCATAATATGTAGTCAGCAATATGTTTGCGTCATTCACATATGTATGATATAGTTTAGCCGCGGAATCCTTTTTTGAATCCTTTGGGAACAATTTGCTGTTGGCTTTTTGTTCCTGTGCGTCAGGGTTTTATCCGCTTTCTATGACCGAATTCTTGCTGATTCTTGGCTATATTATCATTGTGTGAATGTGTTTTATTGTATTTTTTTACATCTTCTTCAATCAAAAAATCGGCTAAACTGGCTTTTCGCGAAATTGAAGGCGTGGACATGGGTATAATAAATAAATCCCGATAATTTTATGTTGTTTTCTTACGATAATAATATTCACCGGCTGGGCCTGTGTAGGCGGTTTTATTTTTTATTGACCTGCTCATCTTGGCTGCAGACATATTTTCATGTTCAGCTGCATTTGCAATAGTCTCATATTGAGATAATGCATTATTTTGCATATCGCATTTTTCTATTTTGCATCCAGTAGATGAATTTCGTTTAACTTTAACGTCACTTTTTAATTGCAACCCATAAAACCCTTGACCTCCGCCACCATTTGCCCAGATGGTTTCAAATAGTAAATAAGGGGATGATTTCATATATTTTTTTAAATTGACGTTATGTGTTTCTGTATATGATTTATTCATACTGCGCCGCCAATCCTTGTATGATTCTAATATATCTGCATATAATGCAGTTCCGGATGGGCTTAATACGCATTTTTCAAACATAAACGTTTCTTCGTCTGTAATAACTAACTGTTTTTTATATTCAATGGGTTTTAACATTACACCAGTATAACTCATTACTGCATTATTTGTATTTTGAAATTTTACGCGGGTATACTTGAACCTGCGGCTTAAATAATCAGTCAATGCTTGAGTAATATCTTTCTTTGCTTCTTGCGTATGCAATTTATATAAGCCAAGAATCTCTTTTGCACTAACGACAACATCATTTCGCACAATACAATGATTTTCAATAAATGTCTCAAACTTTTGCAATAATTCTTGGTTTCCATGTATGATAGGTTGCGTTATTACTGGTTCTAATTCATCAAAATCAGTTTGAGTAGATATTTCATGTGTCGCAATTCTCATATTCTCTGTATTATTTAATATTTTTACTTCATATTCATATAACTTTCTATTTTTTATCATACGGTCAGTATCATTTGTAATCAATAGAACATTTAATAAGTTTACTACACGTAAAATAATAATCTTAGCGTCTTCTACATCTAATTTGAAAACTTCATCTTGAATTTTATATGGTGATAAAAGATTGTGTATAAAATATTCAATTGTTTTTATATTTTGGTTATTAACTGAAACGGAAAACTCTAATTTACCAAATTTTGTTATTTGCTTATATGGTTTAATTCTAGAATGCACATTTGTAGTATAACCAATTTTCAATTCAGGCGGGTGTTTACGAGTATCACAATTATAAATATATATTGATGGAATTTTTTCTGTTACCATATTTTCAGCTTCTTCCAATAATATCCGGTTTTCTTCTTTTGTTTCTTCAAGTTGTTGGTCTCGCTCTTCAAGTTGTTGCTGTAAAACATATGTTCCAGTCAAGCGTATTTCTTTTATTACTGCACATACCCAATTTTGGAATTGTTCTGCGATAGGTTTTCTAGACCTAAATAATAATTTGAATAAACCTTTTTCAGTAATAAAAGATACACTTTGTGGACCACCAGATGAATCCATCACTTGAATCACTTTTTCGGTTTCATCAAATTCCATTATAGATGTTCTAATATTTACAATCTCTAATACATTTCCTATATCACTTGCGCGAAATAATGGGTCAGTTATTGTGCCTCTTATCGTAATATTGACGTTCAAATCATTACTGTTAAATGCCTTCACGATCTCCATGGGTGTAATACTATATATATCTTCCTTTCTTTATATTGATTATAATAATGATAATAATAATCAATTTTGTGATAAATATTTATATAAGACGATAATAGATTACGCCATATACATCCTTTTGTAAAGGGAGTTCACTCCATGGACGGCCTTTGCTTACCACTTAGTTTTTTTCACATTTATAGCCGGTCCACTGCGTTTTTTACCTTTACTTGGGTCATACGCTTCATCCTCATCATCAGAACCCATATTTTTAGAGATTTCCCAGAATTCTTTTGACCCTAATTTGAAATCCGGATGATTTTCGGCCTTGTACCAGAAGATTTGGTCGTTCAATTTGTTGGATTTTGCGTTATTATTGATAACTAAGCACTCGTAATTCTCGGTTGTCTGGTCCATTACCGAGTTAAAAGACTCTAATGTAGGAAACATTGACGCATAATTCTCCCAAATTCGTTTTCTGTTGGTAAGGTATGGTTCTCGCAAGATAAAAACGTAATCTATATTGGTGCGAAGATTTGGGGGTATTCCGAGCGGATACTGCATTGTTATGATCAACATTACCTTCCAATGTCGCCCGTTCATAAATAAGAGACGCATCATTTTGTCGCGAGTCCATGTTTGGTCATACAAGCAATCATCTAAAATGACGAAAGTGCGAGGGTCAATAGTGCTTCGGCGATAGGTCTCGATTTCTTTGGCGACTTGTTTTAGGACAGCTTTTTGTCGTCGTAAAACGTTTTCAATGAGAACGGTATTATATTCATCGTGTATAAAGAGTTTGGGAACGTGACTAGCATAGAAGCCGTTGCCTGCTTCTGTTCCGGAGATGACTGTGCCGATGGGAATATCTTGATGATAAAAAAGGAGGTCGCGGACTAAGAAAGATTTGCCTGTATCACGGCGGCCAATCATAACGATAACGGGCCCTTTATTTTCATCGGGTTTAAAAGTAATGGAACGCATATCAAATTTTTTTAGTTCTAAAGTCATGATTCTTTAGATGTAATAGATTATAGATATACAAATATTAGGAATAAATAACGTAAATACAAAATCGTTCAAGAATAGATAAAAATGTATTCATGAATAAATATAAACCAAATCATATGTCTAGTTTAGGAGAAGATAACGAGAAAGAACTTACTAAATTCACAATCAGTTATAAAAAGACTAAACCTATAGATTTAGACGAATGGGCCAAGGCAGTCGATACAGATATAAATCCATACAAGGTTAATAATTTGCAACAATATAATCCATTATACGATTCCTTTTTTGAATTAAATGCCCAAAACTATAATAGTATATCGCTTAATCATAAATATCATGTCCAAGATTTGAATACAGTTGTGGATTTGCAAACACAAGAAACCAAGAATACTCCCGTATTTGTTAAATTCTCGCCCTTATTAGACCCTATACGATATATGGTAGGAAAATACGACGTGGAAGACGAAAAAGTCAGGAAATTACCTATATTGGCTGAAACCGAGGACCATGAAAGTTTGCCCAAGATGAAATCGGCAAATAACGCATCATATATAGACAATTTCTTCAATTTTTTAACAAGCACGTTATTAAATCAGCATGGATTCCAACATGGATTAGATTATTATGGCTCATATTTGGGTATTCAAGAGCGATTCAAGATGAATGTCCAAGACGATTTAGAGTATCTAAATAATTCCGATTTTTTCACTAAAAATATTGGAAAACTTATTACTTTAGAAAACAACCCATTGGACCAAGAATATGCAAATTTCGGTTCGCGAGGAAATAAAGGGCGTCTTCGTTTATCCGATTCGGTTTTGCCTCTTTATTCTATTATAGATTTTGAACAAATACCAAATAAACCAATGACTGATTCCGAGTTGGATGATATTATAGAACAAGTTTTCCAAGAAGAGGAAAATGGACAAAAACCGATACCCGATTCTATCGTATTATCCTTGGATGAATTGGTATATGATAAAGCCAATATTTCGGCAAAGACCCATAAAACATCATCCAGTGAAAATACATCAAATAATAGTAAAGTTAATTATAGCACAGATGGGTCAGATAATGACGATGAGGTATGGGAAACGGAGAGTGAATCTAATAGCGAGGAAGAAAAAGAAGAAGAGTCCCAAGAAGAAGAGTCCCAAGAAGAAGAGTCCCAAGAAGAAGAGTCCCAAGAAGAAGAAAAAGAAACCTTTGCCTATATCCACAATTTTCCCGTGCAAATGATTTGTTTAGAGAAATGCGAAGGAACTCTAGACGAATTATTCGTCAAAAACAAGATAAATCCAGATAATGGTGCGAGTGCTCTATTCCAAATAATCATGATGCTTATCACATATCAAAAGGCATTTAATTTCACACACAATGATTTACATACAAATAATATCATGTATAAAAAAACGGACCAAGAATTCTTATATTATTGTTATAATTCTATCTATTATAAAGTGCCGACATATGGATATATATACAAATTGATAGATTTCGGCAGAGGAATATATAGATACCAAGACAAACCATTTTGCAGCGACAGTTTCGCAAATGGGGGCGATGCATCCACCCAATACAATTGCGAGCCGTTTTTAAACAAGAATAAGCCAAGATTAGAGCCGAATTACAGTTTTGATTTGTGCCGATTAGGATGTTCTATATACGATTTTATTATAGATGAAGATGACGATTACAATTCATTGGATGAATTGCAAAAGACGGTTTGGCGATGGTGCTTGGATGATAATAAAAAGAATGTATTGTATAAGAAAAATAGGGAAGAGCGTTACCCCAATTTCAAATTATATAAAATGATAGCACGAACTGTGCATAAACATACGCCCCAAGAACAATTAGACTTTTCGTTTTTTAGTAAATTTACAATAACTGATAATATAGATAATAATACATGTATGAATATAGATGCTATACCCGTTTACGTATAACAAATCCACCTGAATATACTAATAATCCGCTAATGAAATGTTTATCTACAATACATGATTTATCCAACGAACTATATTTTTTATTATATTCCAAGATTGAATATCGGTCTAAACCACCCGATGAATCGTATAAAAGTTCTTCAATTGTATACAAGTGGTCATCTTTCCCAATAATAACCCATGCACGAGTCAATATTTTTTCATAATCACTGAAATCATTCAGTGATATAAAATGCTGCGGTTCTGTCCCCCACTCTGGTGCTCCGCGGTTTTTATACATTTGTTCAATCGCACAAATGAAGCCGATATATGTTGGCGAATCCTTTATATTCTTACGCGAAAATTCAACTTGGTCATATAATTGTAAATTTTCAGTCATTTTGATAGTATTATTCGTGTGAATACTATCAAATAAGTAGTTGATAAAATGAATCAATTTTCTAGAATCCAGGTGCTTCGGTAAATATTTCAGCAGCACCACCTACCGGTGCCGTCTTGGTCTCAGTCATAACATTCAAAAAATCGGATAAAGAAACATCCATGTTAAAAAAAATAAAGGTAGATGCAACTGAACATATAAATACAATCACTGCATCACGCATTAAAAACTTTAACGGTTTCAATTCGTTTTCTACATACTTCATCTCTATAAATTTGGCTAAACAAAAGAGAGCAGTCACTAATATTGAAATAACAAACATATTTTCCATTATTTTGGTTGTGATAATAAATGTTGAAATATTTTAAATGTGCGATGAACGAATTGCGGGAATCCTTGATTACAAATAATCTTGGGTAAATCTTGGGTAAATCTTGGGTAAATCTTGGGTAAATCTTGGGTAAATCTTGGGTAAATCTTGGGTAAATCTTGGGTAAATCTTGGGTAAATCTTGGGTAAAATGGTTACAAAGTTTCAAAATCAAGTTTCAATAAATCATCTATAGTCCCCCCAATATTATCCACACTGTTGGTTTTATTCACATCAAAAACGTCTAAATTATCCAAATGGATATTATCGGTATGAATCTTAATACGGTCATTCATATCTTCGGCCTCTTCTTCTAATTTGCGTTGTATTGCCCTAGAAGTGCTAATTTCTTCTAAACGTTCAATCGTCTTGGGAGCATTTACATTTTCAATAGTATTCGCTTCATCCATAACGGCATCATAATCGTTAAATGATAATCGGGTAATAACCGGGCCATTATCTAAATTTTGTATAGAGGGAACCGTGGCTGGTATTGCGGCTTCAATCGTATTGTCTAAAGTTTTATCAATCAATGCGGGGGTAGAATCCAAGTCTGTCTTTATAGACGAATCTTGGGAAACTTGACCATTATCTTCAGTCTTGACTGGTTCAATCGCTTCAATAATAACTTCCTCTTCTTGTTCAATACTCTCATCCATATATGCACGTATAATGGCTTCCGTAGGAATACTATCACGAATCGTAGTCAATATACATTCTTGGATAATCATCTCCAATTCGCGTCCATTCTTTTGCATAAGTAATGGGTTAATATTCTTTTCAAACAAATACACATTCATGTATATTTTGCGGGCGGCATGGATATATACTTTATGAATAAAGTGGTCCAATTTTGGTATAGAGATATCAATCTTTTTCTGTTTGTTTCCCACGCGAATACAAGTCAACACCTTCAATTGAATGATATGCACACATGTAATCAAATCTTCCAAATAATTGCATCCACTGCGTTCAATAATGCGTTTTCGTTCTTCTTCCACAATAATAGTATTCCATTTAGGAATACGGGAAAGCAGGTTTTGAAAGGTCATCAAATATTTGCCGGCTTCATTATTAGCGACACACATTGTCCAAGATTCGTTAAATATAGATTTGATGCCTTCTATGACTAAAGGCGTGAAAATGCTGATAAGCCGACTACACCATTCATTCTTGGATTCTTGGAGATTAGATAGCACGAAATCGTCCATTTTACTACATTAGAGAAACATTTTTCAACTCCTTGTTTGAACGTAAAAACATGAAATCCAACATATAAAATAGGAGCAATTTCTCGCATCTAAATTCGGACTTTACTTTTTGAAAACAGAGAAAGGCATTAGGCAAGAAATCTTGGTAAATGCATGTATAATTCTTGGTCAAATTATTAGTCAAAATTTTAGATATAGTATTCAACAAATCCAAAGTAGAATATCCTCGTTCATATAGTTCCAAGGATAAATCGGCGAGTTTAGTATGCGTGATTTCGCCCCTATTTTCTATAATATGTAAAATCTTGGGAAACAACCATTCCATTTTTTCTAAATGGTTCACATTTCCAAAATCATTTTGTCTTTTGTGTAAGTTGTATATTTGTCCATCTACGATATATTCGGGAACATATATCTCGCAAAACCGCGACAAGATAGGATTCAACAATTTGTGTTTATTTTCCACAATAATAAAGAAACGGGTATTATGACTAAACAGTTCAATACATCTACGCAGTGCCGATTGTGCATCAATAGTCAAACTGTCGGCATTTAATAATACTATAGATTTGAAGGCGACATTGGAATTGGATTGTATATTTGTCTTGGCGAAAAACTTCAAATCGTCGCGAATAAATTTGATTCCTTTTCCGTGGGCACAATTGACCATCATCACATTCGCTTTCAATTTCTGTTTATCCGAACCGTAGATGATATTGAGAAAATCGTAGACGATGGTGCGTTTACCGGTGCCTGACGAGCCGTGGAAGATGAGATTGGGAATTTTCTGGGCTTGATGAAAGTAATCCAGTTTTTTGTAGATATGTTCATGTAAATGGGGGATTTTTGTGGGGGATTGCATCAAGGGAATCTTGGATTAGATATAGAAATAATCGGGAGTTATTTCTATATTTGTGTTTTGATTGTAGAATAATTGTGTAGCAGTATATCATTGATATAGATATATAATTTCATCAACATATTCTATATTATATTTCTTGGAAAGAGTTGTATAAAAATCAAAATCACCCCCTCTTCGTAATATATATTCATTATCTTTCATAATATGCATTGGTATAACTCCCATAGCAGTGCCTATTTCTTCTTCAATTATTTTTTTTTGTTTCCATGTTATATTACCATTTTTCCATAACATTTTAAATATATAAACATTATTTAGAGCAACGCAATATTTACGTATATTTTCAAAACAATTATCCATTAATAAATCATCATCATCTACGCCATAAATAAAATCACCGGGTAAATTTTTATATTTATTACGTATTCCATGTCCCCAAAACCCAAGATTGGTTTCTTCTACAATAACATTTGTTTTACATTTAAAATCTTTGCAAAATTCTCGGGTTTGTTCAACATTCGGCCAATCTGGGCCATCAAAAACTACAGTCAAATAATCATTTGAGTTCAGTTGTTCTTTAAGTTTTCCCAACATTCCAAACATAGAGTCTTTTCCAATTGTTGGTAATAATACATGGAATGAATATTTACTATTTGTTTCAATGGGTTCTTTATAATTATTTTTAATAAATTGATAAATAAAAAGGAGAATACTAAATAGTAAAAATAGAAATAATACTATCTTTACTCGCTGTAACATAATATATAATAATATATATATTATCATACCGAATCTTCACATTGTGCTATGTATAAATTTTGCCCCAGTCATTGGATAAAACACGGCTTCCCAAGCTCGTTCAAAGTAATGTCCCGCTTCTGGGTTAGAATGACTATCCAGTTCTTTTATTAGATTTTGATAATAGTTTTTAGAATGTTGTAATATATGTTGTTTGGAAATAGCCATTATACCACCATATGAAACGTGTTGTATTTGAATACTTCCGAAATTGGATTCAAACCATTTTCCAAAAGGTCGTTTATATGCTACAGATAATTTACTTTCGTGGTTTTGATTAAAATTCTCTTTATTTGATGTTTTCCATTCATCCAATTTGAAATTATATAGTTGGGTTTTCACATCATTCATACTAGACCCAAGAAAAACCGAATTATTATTATTATTTTCTAATTCATTCATTATCCGTTTTGTCTTTTTCATTTTGTCTTTCATATGTGCAGAACCCGGTAAGAATACAGTCACATCCGCTAAATTATCATAGTTATTAATAATATGATACAAATATGTATGGTCACATTTGCCTACATTCTGCAATTTCTCAATACGCACATCTTGGGCCTCTACATTAAAATTATTATTAATTCCTTTATTATAAATAATCACCGGATATTTGTGAAAAGGGTCATTATTTAACCATTCTAAATTTTCATTATATCGGGCTATCACCAGTTCAACATGTTTATTTTCCATTGATTTATGAATATTAGAATTGATTAAATCCGTATCTATATTATTATCTTTTATACTTTCATATACATTTGTTTTTAATAGCCATCCATTATACAAAATCATGAGGAGGCATGCAATTAATCCGTAGCGAATTCCCAAGAATGAATAATATAATATAAATGCGACCGATATGACCTTATCTACTATTGAATTATATAATGAATATCGTTGAATTAATATAATGTAAAATATAAAAATAATGATGGGTATAACTATGGATTTCATAGTGTAGATACTTATATATTACAAAGATATTTGTAAATTTACAGATTTTTTCTACATTCTTTACGCATTCTTTTTCACAATATTCAAATTCTTGGTAAACATATATCTTTCATGATACATTGTCCGTCGGTGCAAGTTGCAATTCAAACACGCAATCGCAATATTGTCCTTATTATGTCCAAAATGGTTGTCTATACGTTCCACCGTCCACTGTTTCGGCTCCCGAACATATTCGTATAAAACTAATACGGGATTTTTGCAGTAAAAACACGCCATGGAACAATCCGCAAACATTTCCAAAATCTTGGGAAAATCTACGAATTTCTCTGCACAATACAAACCTTTTTCTAAATCTTGGGCTTTGTATCCATATATTTTCTGTCCAATCTGTTGGCTAATAATAGTCGCGGTTTCTTTCTCTTCATCGGCTACACAATTATTATATAAATTACTTATTATGCGAGATTGAGTATTGCCGAATAAGTCGGCAAATTTGGTCCAGCGGTTTGTTTCGGTGACTTGGCGTTTCACCTTTTCTTTTTGTAATTTCACCTTTTTTTCTTGGGACTTTGTAACTTTTTTATCGGGAATTACCAAGATTTTATTATTGTTATTATTATTATCATCCATTATCTACACAATAAATATATATTATGAAAAGGAGATAGAACTAATTGGATATATGATATAAAGACGTCGTCATAAAGTATGTTTACTTCCGCCACAGAACAAATTCCTCTTAGTGAAATAAAGGTAAAATCTACCAAGAATAAGACTCCGCCTAGTATTTATCCTCTTCAAAATGCCCCTATATTTTCAACGAATGAAATGAATTCGTCATTAATTGACCAAATGTTAGAACGCGAAAAGCAGACGAATAAAACGGAAAATTGGAATAAATTAGACAAGACGGTGAAAATCCAGAAATTGCATGCATTTGCCGAAAAATACGGGAAAGAGCATGGATATCCGGTAAAAGATGTGAAAAACCTGAAAATGTTTTTTGTGGATTGTTTGGAAAAAAACAAATTGCAAAAGACCAAAGATTTGGTATATGATAAGGATGCACATGAGATTACCAGTATTCCGGCATTGCATTTTAATACGACTAGTCACAATTTTACACTGAAAATCGTGGATGCTAAACGGGTTAGCACACTGAAATCGCTAACACCGAAACGTATAAGCGAAAAAGCGAGAGATGTAAACGAATCCCATGTAGAAACTATTGTAGTGCAAGCATCCGTATAACATACTATATTTTATGAACTATGCATAAATAAATATATATACATATATATTATGATGATGTCCAAGACCAAAAAACATAACGGTGGAATGTATCGCAATCCCAGAGTATTGAGCCAATCGTTTAAACGCCAATCTCCTCTTCGTCTATCTACAAATTCCAAGACACTTGAACAAGGATTGAACCAATTGCTTAAACGCCAATCTCCTCTTCATCTATCTACAAAATCCAAGACACTTGAACAAGGATTGAACCAATCGCATAAACGCCAATCTCCTCTTCGTCTATCTACAAATTCCAAGACACTTGAACAAGGATTGAACCAATTGCTTACACGCCAATCTCCTCTTCATCTATCTACAAAATCCAATACACATGAACAAGAATTGAACCAATGGCCTAAACGCCAATCTCCTCTTCATCTATCTACAAAATCCAAGACACTTGAACAAGAATTGAACCAATTATTATTAGACGAAAGTCAAGGTCTTCATGCGTCCGTATTTAATTTTGGTCCCAAATCATCTAGTCCATTACAATCAAAAAACTCAAAAAACTCAGTTAGGCATTTAGCCAAAGTCAAGATTGGCCGTTTTTTTCGAAATGCGTTAGAACGAAAAAAACAAATAAAGGCCCGGCAAACAATCATTGATAAAGTACGCAGGTCAACGTATGGTCGAAAAATCAAGAAGTTCATGCATAATACAACGCAAAAACGTCAGTCAGAATTTTTAAAAGCGATATGTTCGGACTCGGGCGTTTGTATCGCATTCGGCAAAGAAGACACAAAAATCAAAGACTTTTTCAATGGATTTACCAAGTTCGACTATGTGGATGGTCCTATCAAGAGACGAGGGCAACCCTCGCAAAACGGATTTATACACGAAATCCAATATTCAAAGAGCGGATATAATGCATATACAATATTAAAGTCTAGTGCAAAACCCGATGGTGATAATCTGTTTTACGAATATATGGTCGGCCGTTATTTGAACAATTTATGCAAATTAGTGCCGTGTTTCGTAGAAACATATGGTGTTTTTGCATATAATAATGGAGGCAATTGGACTTTCGCCAAAAATAATAATGAAATTCCTGCACAAATATTTAAAAATTCATTGACCCAACTTAGTCCAACCCCTAACTCAATTCCAAACCCTAACTCGATTCCAAACCCTAACTCAACCATAGGTAAATCATGTACGCATTCAGAAAAAATATCAATAATGATACAACATATCAAAAATGCCGAAACATTAACACAAAAACTCGATGAAATGCGCATCAAATTGTTAGCTATACCTAACGATTCTTTAGCTGTCGATTTTGCGAGAATCCATTTACTCAATATTTTATATCAAGTATATAATCCATTAGCACGATTTGCAAATACATTTACGCATTATGATTTGCACCCAGGTAATGTCTTGCTATATGTTCCTAATGCAAATAAATATATTCAGTATCATTATCATGACCCGAATGGGTCAATAACCGAATTTAAATCCCATTATTTAGTAAAAATCATTGATTATGGTAGGTCGTTTTTTATAGATACGCTTAGTCAACCTAATACAAGTTCAACCGCAATATATGATGCGATTTGTCGAAACCCGGCTTGTCTAAATTGTGGTTACGATAAAGGATATAACTGGTTAAGACCAGAAGCTTTTCCCGGACAATCAAATTATATTTGGTCGCAGGAACGTAATGCTAGCCACGATTTGCGATTATTGAAAATGATCCGACATAAGCATAGACTAGTACTTAACAAAAATCCGGAATTGGAAGTAATTCTGGATACAGTGAAATATGATGGTACCTATGGTACTGCAGAGATGGTACATAGGAGATTTATAAATGAAATTACGCAGGTTATAGATGCATTAAACACATTTCAACAAATGGTAAATGATGCATCAATTAAAGCATACAATGATGCATTTTATGCGACATTTATGTGGAGTAAATTGGGCGATTTGCATGTTTATTCGAATGGGTTACCCGACAGTCCACCGATGGTTTTTATACCTTTTATACCTCCGAAAATTCCAACTCCTTAGGCTTCAACTTAAGCGTGCAGCGTTATAAATCCATATTTGTCATCGTCACTGTATTATTGATGTTATTGACGTATATGTATACTACCTTTTATAGCGGCGGACTTTCAAGCGCATCATTTTCGGGATCATATAAAATCATTATAGCTATGAGTTTTGTCGCCATTTTAGGACTTTCCAGTTTAGATGTATATTATGCGAATAATTTGTCGAGTTTAATTAAAACAACGACCGATGGATAGTCGATACACTTTGACCATAATAACTTAGTCATATAATAGTGTAATATTATTCACCGATTTATTAACACAAATTTATTAGTGTTTTATGATTTTCAATAATAATAAAATTCGTTGTTAAATTGTTGTATATTGTGATCTCGGACGGAAAAATATAGTTTTCAATCAATACATTATTTGTATCATTTGCTAATGATATATATTTACAATTATTATTACTTAATATATACATTTCAGGTGATAAATAATTATCATTAATATTTCCCATGTTTTGTAAATAACTTGATTTGCTCCACCAAAAATTCCCAGAAAAATGTTTTTTTGGATATAAATGTAAAGAACAACCAACGGCATCATATATCTCTAATAATTTTATATTAATATTATATTGAATAAGTGTATAATAATTTAATATTTGTCTTCTTGATGAAAAAATATTGATTAATGGGTCATTCTTATCTTTTAAACCTTTTGTATGAAAATAATATAAATAATATTCTGTGTCTGTTATATAATTTTTATAATTATTTATAGCATATTTTTCATACAAATTAGATTGAGTTTTTATTAATATAAATTTATTACCATAACTATTTAAAATATTATCTAGTTCAATGCATTTATCTTTATCATAATTTGTTATGAATATTATAAGTTTATCTGTTTTATCTAGTAAACCTTTATCTAAACACGTTAATTGTTCTTTAACAATTTCTAAATAATGTTGAATACAACAAATAAAATATACACCAAATATTTTTAACATTTTATATTATTATTTTATATTATTATTTTACCTGAAGGCGTTTTACACCTTTGCACATTTAAAACGCCGACTTTTACATGTGCTACAAATAATTCTTTAATTTTCGTGTTCTATTTGATTTTTTCCTAATAAATTTGGTTGGTCTTTGATATGTTCCTTTACATTTTCGTATTTTTCTTTTGGTATTTCTTTTACTACTTTCTCTATATTCTTCTTCAAATCATCGTATGTTAATCCTTCTAATTTATGTAATCGTGATTTCATCATGCTAAAATAATTTTCTATTGAATTTGTAAAATGTTGATATGGGACGCTATATAATAAATGATTATGCTTATTTACTCAATGAAGAATAAAGAGGTGAAAGCTTTGCTATTTGACGAGTTTCTGAGGGAAACAAATAATCAAAAAGAGGGAAACCAATCGCTTATGAAGTTCTTTAAGTAGGTTAGAAATATATATTATTCGCGAATTTAACTCTTGTTATAAATAAAATAACTATCTATTATATATTTTTAATGGAAATTCAAATACCGGATTGGGTCACTGTTGTGAATTATAGAACCATGAATAACGAAAAAAAGGCGCTGGCGGTTGATGGAAATAAAGTATTTCAATATGAATGGATGAAAGAAGAGGTGAACGAATTTTATGAAGCAATATATTTGCAAGACATTAAGGAAACGCGTGATGAGGCAATTGGTTTGATACGCACTTTTCAGCAATTTCATGGTTCAAAGCGTGTTGTGGCTTTATGGAAAAAAGTAAGGCGCGACGTTCTTATTGCTTTTCCCACGCAAAAGATATTTTTAGAAGAGTTTGCAAAATGGCATAAAAAGAAACTACAAAAAAATCAAGCTATAGGTGTTATTCCTGAAGATTTAATTAAAATAGCCAAATTGAAATGGTAAGCTTAATCTTTTGCGCCTGGGCAAAGGATTAAATAAAAAATTGATCAAAAGATTTACACCTTTTCTCATTTCAAACGCCCATTTTATTAACTAAAATTTTATAAATAAAAATATTAATTATTGTTATAAGATATAAATGTTCCATTTTCAGGTATATTTATTTTATAACATTCTGTATCACCAAACCCTTTTAAATTAAGAGTTTGTTTTATTATTTTGGATGCAGGTATTGTTGTGGAGATATATTCCATTTCCAAATTTAATTTATTATAAAAATCTTTACCTATAATTATTTCATTAACCAAACATTTATTTTCAAGACGAGATGCCATATTAATAGGTTTTCCAAAAAAACGAAATGTAGAACCAATTGTTCCATAATGTAGTGTCCCATATGCTACACCAGTTCTAATTTCAACAAAATGCTTGGTATTATGAACTAAATCAAATATAAAACTTATCGCAAGTGAAGCACAAAAAACTTCACTAGTATAAACCCAATCTATATTTAGAGCAATAATAAATGAATCGCCAATTACTTCGTGTAGATAGATAAATGGATAATATACATTACGAATTAATTGAACTATTGCTTTATGAAACTTAATAGAGTTGTCTATAGATAAAAGTGCCCCACCTTGTGATATAAGTGTAGCCGTAGAATCAACAAAATCAATACATATAAGTACTACTTTTGATTTACTTTCTGTAAATATCCCATCATTTACCATAGGAATATAAGTATAAAATAAGTCTAATGGTTCATCAATTAAATCAAATATAAGGTAAAATTGTTTTGATAAATTTATTGATGTTGTTGAAAATGGATTTTTATTTGTATCAAAAGGGCATATATTATATATAATAGACAACCCTACAGTATGTGAACCGCCTTCAATATCATATATTAAAATTGGTCTTTTACGATGCCCTCTTTTTAATCTATTTTCTATTTGATTTCTTTCTAATACTGAACAAGTATTAAAATTATCTATAAAAAATTGTTTGTGTATCATAGACATATATAAACTCATAATGCTACCAATAAATTTACCTTTAATAGTATCTATATTACAATGTAATAATACTAACATATCGTGTGTTACATCTTCTATTAATCCATTATTATCACATAATATAGAATATAAATTATCTTTTATAGTTAATGCGCTTATAACAGGAACAAGAGCTTTTGTTAATGCTGGAATTAGTGAAGGTTGTTTTTCTAATATAGGAACTATTGTAGGCATAAGTGTGGGCAATAAGGCTAATGTAATTGCTGGTGCTAATGTTGGATTTGATGCGATTAAAGGTATTAATGCTGGTGCTAATGTTGAATTTGATGCGATTGAAGGTATTAATGCTGGTGCTAATGTTGGATTTGATGCGATTAAAGGTATTAATGCTGGTGCTAATGTTGGATTTGATGCGATTAAAGGTATTAATGCTGGTGCTAATGTTGGATTTGATGCGATTAAAGGTATTACTGTTGGATTTATAACAGCTGATTCAGTTAGACAACACCACATAATATATATAGTTAGATATTAAATTATATATATTATTATTTACAAAACTAATTTAACTGATTTATTTTATAAATATTATTATATATGACTACACGTAAAAGCACAGATTATAAATTAACTGCTGTAAATTATTATTTAGTTGAAGATAAAACACAAGATGAAGTTTGTAAAATATTTAAATGTTCTCGCAGAAGCTTAATGCGATGGGTTGACAGATATGAAAACGATGGTAATGTTAATATTCATTACAGGAAACCAATAGCATATAAAGTAAAAAAAGAATACGTAGATTTTTTATTACAAGAATTAAATAAAAATAAAACTATTACAATTGAAGATTTATTGTATTTGTTAAAAAATAAATATCCTGATGTAGATTTGAATAAATCGCACATTAACCGAATTATAAAAGATAATAATATTACATTAAAAATAACAAGAATACGACACGAACCAGTAAAACGATTTGGTAAAGATATTGATATAAATGTAAATATCAGGAAATTTTATGAAGAAATAAAGAAATATAAATTAGAAGACATTATTTGTATCGATGAGACCAGTATAAAATCATTACAACAAAGACATCATTGTTATAGTGAAAAAGGTAAAAGATGTGTAATAAAAACACAATCTCAAGAAGTATTCAAAAAATATACAGGAATATTTGCTATTTCGGTTGATGGTGTGATAGAATGGGATTTATATGAAAAAGGCGGAATAAATACAGACAGGTTAATTGAATTTTTAGAAAAAAATATTACAAGTAAATTAAGAAATAAATTAATTATATTAGATAATGCGAGTAGTCATAGAAACGAAAGAATAAAAGAATTAGTGAATAAACATAATAATATATTATATGCTGTTCCATACCAACATTTTACCAATTCTATAGAAAATTATTTTAGTATGCTAAAATCACGATTACAAAAATTAGATGGTTTAACTCATTTACACCTTTTCTCATTTCAAACGCCCATTTTACAGGGCAAAAAAATAAGAAAAAATGTAAAATCAATAGTAGGAATTTCACCTACGATGGTCTTACTTTTTCCTGTTCTTCTTTTATAGTGGAACAGGTGAAAGACGAAATATGAGAATGAAATGCCGTTGGACGAGTTTGGTTATCTATCCAACAACTCGTTAAATTCATTATGTTTATGGAAGAATTAGCATCTCTGGTTCTAAATACGATTTTTTTGTTTTCGCAACTCACGCAGTTAGAACAGACCAATAACCTAAATACTTTCTTCCCTTCTTTATCTTTGTAATATTCTAAATCCTTATTACAATCACAACACTTTTTACTTGTATTACATTCGTTAATGGTAATTGTATCATATTTTTTGTGTATCAATTTCCTTAATCCTTTATTCATCGTAGGCATAAAATGTTTCATTTGACTGCTTCTACTCCAATTACCATAACCAATAAGTATGTTTTCTCCAAAAGTTTCTTTAATATTATTCAAAAATGTATCTACGGATTTCTTACCATAACTATATTGCCTAAATTTCATTTTTCTCCAAACATCTCGTTTGTAAAATTCGGTTGTTTCTTTATTTAATTTATCCTTACCAACTAAATATGTTTTGAACTTGATATAATCAACTGATTTGCTATTTTGTAATGATAAATGAGTTTCCTTTTCTATAATACCATTCCGTTTTCTTTCCAATAATAATATTCGTTCATTACATTTTGCCTTGCTTTCCTTTTTTCTTTGCGGTGCTGTATATTGTAGTTTCTTCCCATTTTTATCCATCATATAAACCAACGAACGCTTACCAGGGTCGCATCCAACAATATTCCTTTCTTTCAAAGTGTCTAATTGCTCTTTAGATAAATCTTCAATGTTGTAAAAATCTTGTTCTTGTAAAACAGGAACTCTTGAACCCCATTTCTTATCTTTCAAATCTTTTCTAATAAACAATAAACAACAAGAAATACCATCTGTTTGTATTTGGTTATGGAATTGATAATGTTTATTTTTGAATATTGTATTTTTCAAATTTAGGAAATTAGACCATACTTCATTTTGGTTTTCTTTTACATTACTTAACAATTCACCCTTTTTTACTTTGTTTCCATATTTATCTTTGTTAGGACAAAACAAATTTATTAAACTCGCAGTATCTATGATAATATGCTTTGGAATAATATTGTTTCGTAATGGTAATGGTTGAAATAACTTACTTTCCATTTTTTCTAATATGGAATTCATATACAACATTCCTTTTAGATATTCAAAAGGTCTAACTTTCACATCATAATGAATTGATTTCTTTATTTCACTAGGTAAAATGTTGGATAAATGAGTAATTTTCCATTCATTAAACATTTTATCAGTTTCCGTTAAATCAAATAATTGTTTCTTAAATTGAAACAAAATTGTTTTATCTTCAGTAATTTCATTTGTGGTTTTATTTATAAATCGTAAAAAATGTTGGATAAAGTGTTCTTGTAGATTATTATGTAAAGAAGTATGAATTTGTGTTGCTAAATAAGGTAATAAAAATGTTGTATTTTTCAAATTGGTTTTTGTATGGTTAAGTAATGGTTGGTATTCTTCTTGATAAAACTTTTCTAATATTTCTAAAAGTTCAGTATCCTTACATTTCTTTCCTCTATTATCCCTTGTTCCAAGTGATTTTATACAATAGGAAATAAAAATTTCATCTAATTCAGGTAAGGGTTGATTATTTGTATAGCAATTCAAAACATATAACCGAATAAATTGATAAGTATGAATAACTAAATCATTCATTTCAAAAACCAGATTATTTACAACAGGTTGAACTTCATTACAATTCAATAAAATAGTTTTGAGTGGTATTTTGAATGTTTTGTAAGCGGATTTATCATTATTCCTAAACTCTTTGAATTCGTCCTTCAACTTTTTCTTCTTTCCTTTCATTCTATATTATTACTAAAGATTATATTTATATCCTTTTTACGCAATTAGTATAATATTCCTAAATAATATCACTTTTTATTATTTTTTCATTTTCTTCTTTCAGTTTTCTTTTCAACAATGCTTTTTTATTTTTTTCTTTTATTTGTTCTTTAGTTAAAGGATATTTTTTTACTCTTTCTAAAATCTCTTCTTTATGATTTTCATAATATGTTTTACTTCTTGTTGGAGCAGTATATTTTTTGAGATGCTCTTTGGTTTCAATTAATTCTTGTTTTGTTTTTTCTAATTCTTCTTCTAATGATTTAATTTTATCTTCTTTATCCATTAATTATTATAATATATTAAGCAATTTTTAAATATTTTTATTATAATTATATCATAATAAAAATGGGCGTTTGAAATGAGAAAAGGTGTAAAATTAAAGGAGAATATTGAAAATGTAATAAGCAAAATACCGAAAGAAAAATATAGAAATATTTTTAAAGGTGCTTATGAAAGACCAGAAAAATATATACCAAAGAATAAAACACGGAAAATTAAGAAGAATTATTTATAAATCTCATTTCAAAATGGGCATTTGAAATGAGAAAAGGTGTAAAAACAATATGCTATTATTATAACAATGATGCAAGGAATTATTAATAAGAAAAACGCTTTGAAGGATTTATCTGACGAACAGTTTGAAATATTGTTGCCGACTTTGGCGACTGAATTGGAGGCTCACGGCATTCTATATGAGCTTCAACCGTTCATAACGGTTAGGATTCTATCACGGCCAGGCGATAGCGGCGGCACCTTCTTCTTTAGACGACGGATTAGTCACATAAGTATATGCAGTAAGATTTGATACACGATTCATCACATAATTCAATGGATGTTTCACATTTTCATATACTTGTTCAACAAAATCAATATGGTCGCTCATTTTCTTACAATCAGTATTTAGCCTTCATAACCCCAGAAAATCTGTAAGATTTTCTTGGGGTTACTACGAATATTTCATGACCATAAATGGTCATGAAATATTTGAAGACATGCCTAAAGCTACAAGAAAGGACTAATAGCCCCCAAAGGGGGCTAACCAGTGGATGGTCGCTCAAAGAGCGACCATTTACACATGTGTCCTTTCTGGTAGCTTAACGGTTAGTAGTGATAATATCAAGTCCAATTTAGCATTTATTTCGCGTATATCCGTTTCAATGCACTCAATTTTCTTAGATATATTGGTAATTGAATCAGTAGTATTAGTAATAGAATCCATTTCATTATACATCTACAATTTTCATGAAAAAATAACTAACTAAAATAGAAAACACAAAAGCAACGGCACCCCAAAAACCTTCACCAAGAGTTGTATAATACAAGTCCAGACTATGGCCAAAAACATGAAACCGGTTAATGAAAATATCAATCAAATATCCTAAAGCAAATGCGAGAATACAATAATTCACAAGGGTTGAATTAGTAGTTGGAACTGTAAACCCGAAAAATATCTTGGCCAAAGTCATTGTTATTAGTAATGCAAAAAATACCGTTAGCCCGGCATATATGGCGGATTCAATAACCGTTTTATCTTGGAAATAAGACCGAAGTGATGGAATAAATCCAAACAAATTCAATGCTATATCGGAAAAGAATGCGACAAAAAAGTTGGTAAATACAAACGATGTAATATATTGGTTCATTTATCTATCAATTTATCTATCAGTAGAAAATTGAGTTGATTTGGTTCAAATAATATAGACACAAAACCATATACTATATAACAATGTTAACCGATTCTACGTATACACCGAGTGAGACAGAAACAGAAACAGAAATAGAAACAGAAATAGAGACAGAGACAGAGACAGAGACAGATGTAGAAACAGACAATTCATCTATAATATCTGTTATAGTAGACAATGAATCATGGGCCGATTATTTGGATGAAGACGACGTGATTGATTTAGAAATACAAGTGTATGAAATGGCGTATGAAATCGTCGGTGAAACAGTTGGTAAAATGCATACAAGTAATTATCATACCGAATTAACTGATGAAATCGCGGTCCAAATATTTAATACATGTATAGACGCCGAATTGGTTGAAGAAGACGATTATAACGAAATCTACAAATTCGTGAAAGAGCGAATCGGGGTATTTTTCGAGACGATTTCATCAATTCCGGCGAGGTCATTAACAACAACTCGCATTCTTCGCAAACCTAATCGTGAATATATGCGTAATAAAATCGCATATCTGCAAAGTATTCCTCAACCAAAACAACGCACACAAGAGTGGTATGAATTCCGGTATAATTTAATAACCGCCAGCAGTATAGGCAACATATTCGGCACTACATCAAAAATAAACAGTCTTATATATTCTAAATGTAAACCATTAGATTGCTCAATAGGGAATATATCAAATTATGTAAATATAATGACTCCTATGCATTGGGGTAATAAATACGAGCCATTGACTATCATGTGGTATGAGAAAAAATATAATACTCAAGTCGCCGATTTCGGTTGTATTCGTCATAATAAATACGATTTTATTGGGGCATCACCCGACGGAATAAATATAGACGCCGATTCTAGCCGATATGGCCGTATGATAGAAGTCAAAAACACGACGAGTCGCGAAATTACAGGCACGCCACTAGATGAGTATTGGATTCAAATGCAATTGCAGATGGAGACATGTGATTTAGACGAATGCGATTTCATTGAAACCCAATTCAAGGAATATGCCGACGAAACCGCGTTTTATGCGGATTTCACGATGAATGACCGCGGCGTTATATTACATTTTTCAAAAAAAAATAACGATTTTGGTCAGATAGACAATTCACCCCATTATGAGTATATGCCTCTAAATATCTCTATTGAAAAACATGCGATAAATGAATGGATATATGCGAAAAAACGCGAATTAAGTGATGAATATATTTTATATGCAACTCTATACTGGTATTTGGACGACTTTTCGTGTATATTAGTGCAAAGAAATCGCCAATGGTTTTCCCAATCATTGCCTAAAATTCGCGAAACGTGGACTATAATTGAAAAAGAGCGAATTTCGGGATATGACCACCGAATGCCGAAAAAAAAACAGAATCAACCGATTGTGATAACAATGTTGAATCGTGATAATAAACAAATAAAAAATTTACATATAAGTAATAGTGTATGTTTGGTAAAATTGGATGAAGGATTTAACCGTTAAGCTACCGGGAAGGACACATGTGTAAATGGTCGCTCTTTGAGCGACCATCCACTGGTTAGCCCCCTTTGGGGGCTATTAGTCCTTTCTTGTAGCTTTAGGCATGCCTTC